CGTAGTCGTCATTTAAATAAAACAAACTAGAAAGATCATAGTTGGGAAAATCGTTTGGAGTTCCAGCATCTGGGCCTTCATGTAATTCTTTATCTGCATGAGGTTTTTGAAATTGTCCAGGAAGCCACTTAACAATGGTTGTTCCAGTTGGGTGAACTTCTACTTTATAAAACTCTTCTACAATTGGTTTTAATCTTTGAAATAGGCCAGCAACTATTGGTGATATTTTAGGATCATTCTTGTCTAAGGTTGGCTGAGTTGCAACTCTATCCTTCCAATAATCTGAATCATAGGTAACAGTTCCATTTTCATTTACATGGCTTTCGGTTACATCCCAAATTGTTAAAGATTTGGCAGATTTTTCTAAAAACTCTATCTCTTCTTCGGTCATAAAATTTTCTAGCTCAACAATCATGTCTTTGCTATCCCCAAACCAGCCAGATGGGGTTATAGAAGGTGTTCTTTTAACTACTGTGTATGAGTCTTTATTTTGTTCCATATTTATATTATATCACCCTTCGTATTATCTGTTACGCTTAGTTTTAATGTTTTTACCTCATGAGATCCCTGGGTTTCTCTTTTTTCATTTACGGCATCTCTATACCAATCTGTCCATTTACCAGCAGAGTTTATTTCTTGTGCAGCAGACCCATAGGACATGTTTGCCTCTAGTCTTTTTCTATCATTATCTTGGTATTTAACAATTTCAATATTTGTACCGTTTAAATTTGACAGAGATATAGGAATAATTGTAGCAACTGGGGTTCCTGCCTTAATAACTACTCTTTTATTTGCAACTTTTGCTTTAATAGCTAAAGGCAAAGGATTGTCATAAAAGGAGGTACTAATCAGAGAAGACATTGTTTCAAACTCATCACTAAAATAATTTACTGGATTAATAGTAAAAATACTTACGTCTTTGTCTGTTCTAAAAACCAAACCAGTATTTAAGCTTACAGAGGATTGACCTCTTCCAGAATAAGACCCCTCTGGACTAAATATTTCAATATGATCTGGAGTTTGATCATTAACTCCATCCCAAATAAACTCAATATCTTTTACACAGGAAAGGCTCCAGCCAATTACATTTGATTGGGTGACTGGAAAACATCTATAGGCATGACCTTCTGATGTTACATCCATCCAATCCCTTTTAATTGACATGGGCTGAATATCAAACAAAGCCCCCTGTGTTTTTTCAACTGAGATATTAAACATTAATCTGCCTCTGCACTATACATTTCTGGAGTATGAAACTTTTTACTATAATCAAGCATTGTTACAATAGAATACTTAGTTCCAGAAGTTACTGGCATTGCTTGATGTGGATACATAAAGTTTGATGGAAAAATAAACAAGTCTCCAGCTTCTGCCTTAACTTTTAAATTTTGCAGTCTAAAGAAAAGCTCTCCGCCCTCATAGTCATCATTTGGATATGAAACTAAAGAGACTGTGCAGTTATAAGAAAATCCATGATCGTGGTGTTCCATAAAGTGTTGACCTTGGCCATACTTGATAAAATTAAAAGCTTCCCAATATTTTAAATTATGAATATTATACATTCTGCAATAATCTTCTACTGCTGGTGATTTTACATTATAAAGATCTTGCCAAAGTGATTGAAGGTTTAGGCTGACTTGACTTTTATCATTTTCTATATCTGTTTTCTTAAACTTAAAATCATTACAATCTCTATAGTCTGGCATTAGTTGCTTGTAACCTACATATGCAGGCTGCCAGCTGTACCCAGTAGTATCTCCTTCTGGCTTAAGATTATCTTCAAGTCTTTTTATTACATCAATTTCTTTTTTAATTACACCCTTGTAACAAAAGATTCCATCACCAAGGTCTACTTTTTTTGTCCATGTTTCCATTTTATTCTCCTTATTTGTATTCTCGTCTTGACCAAACTTTATTTTTATATACCCCGCCATCAGGCTGTCTATAAAATTTCATGTTGTTAAACATTTTATCATAAATCTCAGCCTGTCCTAATATCTCTACTTCACTTTTCCAGTTTTCTCTTTTAAATGGTAAGACTTGTAGGTATGGAGTGCCTGCTGGAATTGTTCCTTCCCAACCTTCTGCAATAAAGAATGGAAAGCTTCCAAGCAAATGAACCTTGTCTGAGTCAACAATCCCTGTTGTATTTAAAAATGGTAAATCAAACCTATTCATTGGTGTCATAAATAGCGCACTGTAACCTTCTGGAAGCTCAAGTCCCCAATCTGAACTCCAGGCAAAATGATGCTGATAGAATCCTTTTGGGTGCTCAAACTGTGGCATTGGAGGTCTTTGTGTACAAAAATCTTGATACCTTTTGTCCTCAATCTTTACATTAATATTTCCTTGTGCGTTTTTAGAAAATACTAAATCACAAGGAGTTTTAAAAACATATCCAGTTGAAAATGCATCCATGATTGCAGGACATGCTTTCCATGTAGGAATTTTTCCATAATCATCTATAGTACCTTCTTTTGGAAAAGGACAAGTTTCTTTTGGTGCATTATAGTATTCATTATTAATTGAATTTTTTGCAAATCTGTCTGCATCTTTATACCATTGTGGAATAACATTTTGTGTTGGTACTGGAACAGAAACGCTATCTTTATTCAACCAAGGCCTGAAAGATCTAAAGATTGCCAAATTATTCATTAGTGACTCAATTCATTAATGTCTGTCATAATAACAACACAATATTTTGTTCCTTGTTTCATAGGCAGGGATGCATGCTCATATATATAGTTTGATGGAAAAATTGCTATGTCTCCAACTTTAGGAGTATGTACAAAATTATTTAATCTTGGAAATTTTATTTCTCCGCCTTCGTAATCATCATTAATATAAATAACAGCAGAAACGGTGCAATTATAAGAAGGGCCATGGTCAGCATGAATATTAAAATGAGTTCCTTTGCCTTCATATTTTACAAAATTAAAGGCTTCATAGTATACAACATTTATGCCCCAATAATGAGCATAGTCGTCTATACACATTTTTAACTTTTGATATATCTCTTCATGGAGGTCAATTAGCTCTCTATTGTGTTCGTCTTTGGGACCAAGGTTTTCTTGCTTGTATTTAAAGTCTACAGCGTCTCTTGCTTTTTTAATTGGAACTGTAGAGCTTGTTACTTGTGCTTCGGACCACTTATATTTCTTATTACCTGTAAGATTTGATTCTAATGTTTCTATATATCTAGAAGCGTCATTGTTAGAAAAAACATTATGATATATATTTAACCCTAATCCAGGATTGCTAATAGGAATATTGCTGCCAGGTATAGACCTAACAACTCTATTTAAATCAGTTTCTGATCTGTCTTTAGTAAACCAATGATTATTATTTTCGTCATAAACGTCCATAAGATTCCTATCTTTATGTTATGTATCCATTATATCATTTAAGTATTATTTATTGCAATAGTTTAACGGGAGCTACCACTTATTTAAAGGACATGTGGCATGAGCCATAGTGGTTTTTATCTTCATGAAACATCCGCATTTTTTACATTGAGAGGTTAATTTAATTAGTTCAGGGCAGGCCTTGCAAATGTCAAATCTATCTTTTGAAACTGACTCGTCTACATATTCTGTTTTAGGATTTAATAAATCCCAAGGTTTTGCTTTTCTATATGTTTCCATATCTTTAAGCATATCTGCATTTTTTTCTTTATAAATTTCCCATGCTGATTTTTCAGACATTATTATAACCCAATCAATTGTATAAAAACTATTTAATTACTTACAAAACCATTTTCAGCAGTATATGTCCACCCAAGTTGTACATCTAGATCGGATGGAATTTCTACTCCTAGGGGGCATGACGACATTAATGCCCACATACTTTCATCACTAGATATTGGAAGAACTTCTTCACTATCTGATGCAAGTTCAAAATAAAAATTATTATTATTATTTTCTATTCTTTTTTGTTCTGTCTTATCTGTAAATGTGTATGAGCTTGCTACAATTTCTGGTAATGGAGATTTTACTACCATTATTCTTTCTACTACCTCATTAATTATAAATGCTAATTTAATACGACCATCAACGGGGAGATTCAGCAAATTAATATCTCCGTTTAAATTAAGTGAACCATTAAAATCTATAGACATAATTATAACCTCTCTTTTTTATTATAAATAAAGTATACCATAGTAGTATTATTTTGTATATATTTTTATTAACAACTTAGGTTGGCGCCATCACAAGCATAGTCGCAATACCCGTAGCAACAGAAGTACTGACAAGCATATGGTGCACAACAACCACTGCCGCATCCGCTATATCGGCCTGAACAAGCAGGTGGGAAGTATGGTGGGAAGAACGGTGGGAAAAATGGTGGGAAGAACGGGAAAAATGGTGGGAAGAACGGGAAAAATGGTGGGAAGAACGGTGGGAAAAATGGTGGGAAGAACGGGAAGAATGGTGGGAAGAACGGTGGGAAAAATGGGAAGAATGGGAAGAACGGCGGGAAAAATGGTGGGAAGAATGGAAAGAATGGCGGGAAGAAAGGTGGGAAGAATGGGGATAACGTAGTAATAGATCCAGATGCAGCAGAAGCAATGCTTGTTCCGTTAGCATTTGTTGCGGTAACTGTATATGTCTGAGCAGTGCCAGCGGTGTCTGCAATAGTAATTGGGGAGGTAGCGCCTGTTCCAGAAGTACCGTCAGATCCTGTTACGGTAAAGCCAGTAATGGTGCTGCCACCAGTTGCTGGTGCTGAGAAAGCAATAGAGTTTTGGTTAACTCCAGCAGTTGGAGTTGGGGCAGACATTGTTGCAGGAACTGTTGTTGCAGTAATAGAAGATGAGGCTGTAGATGCTTGAGATGTTCCAGCAGCATTAGTCGCTGTTGCAGTAAACGTGTAAGCCGTGTTAGATTGCAAACCTGTGACTGTAATTGGAGAAGATGACCCAGTTCCAGTATATTCTCCAGGAGATGAAGTTACAGTAAACGATGTAGCAGCAGGGGATAGTGCAGGCAAAGAAAATGTAACTGTCGCTGCTCCATTATTAAACGCTCTGCCTGTTCCAACATTTGTAGCAGATACGCTTGTTGGTGCCAATGGCTCTAAAAAGTCATTTGAAGCAGCTGAACGTTTACCAGTCTTTTTAGCCATTTACTTTATCCCCTTATTACGCTGTTAGATCGCCGTAAACAACCCAAGTGTTTGTTGCTCTCTTGAAAAGAGTTGCAGTTGACCATTGTGTTCTTAGTTTTAATCCTGGTGTTGAGTTTACTGTTACTCCAGCATCTCCTGCAATTGTTACCTGACCTGTTGAGGTTTGAAGGATATCAATTGAGGTTCCGACTGGAAAGGCTACTGCTGAGTTTAGTGGAATAGTAATTGTTGCTGCAGATCCTTTTGCAACTTCAATTAGTGAATCTCTTTCAGTTAATGCTGATAGTGTGTAAGAATCTGTCTTTTGAATAATTGGTGTACGAGAAGGAGTTCCTTCTTTTGTCTGTGTGCCATCAGTAAATATAAAACCACCAGCTGTTGAGCTAATAACTGCGGTTCCATTTACCTTTAAATCTTTTCCTGAAGCAAGGTTGATGTGCTCTGAAGAGGTCCAAGAGTCTGTTGCGTCTACCCAGTTAAAGGTTTTATCAGTTGCACCCTTAAGTGTAATTCCGCCACCGTCTGCAGTTACATCTGAAGGAATAGCAACATCGCCAATTACTATGTTTTTATCATCCACAGCTAGTGTAGTTGAATTAATTGTTGTGGTAGTTCCGTTAACAGTTAGATCTCCAGAAAGAGTAAGGTCTGCTGCGTTTACTGTTCCTGTAAAAGTAGGTGATGCAAGAGGTGACTTTGCATCTAATTGAGTTTGAATAGCTGAGGTAACTCCGTCTACATATCCAATTTCAGTTGAAGAAACTGTTGAAGATATTCCAAGTTTTGTCCAGTCAATTGCTGCTGCTGCATTAATATCTGCATTTGCAATTGTGCCATCAAGAATCATTGTGCTTGTTACAGTGCCAGAAGGCAGGGTTACAGTACCTGTAAATGTTGGTGAGGCTAGTGGTGCCTTAGCGTCCATTTGTGTTTGAATGCTTGAAGTAACACCATCTAAGTATCCAATTTCAACATCTGATACGTTAGCAACAGTTGCTTGCTTGCCATTTATTTGTGTTTGAATAGCTGAAGTAACGCCATCTAGGTATCCAATTTCAGTATCTGAAACATTAGCGACTACTGCTTGCTTATTATTTAACTGTGTTTGAATAGATGAAGTTACACCGTCTACATAGTTAAGTTCAGTTACAGATAGAAGCGCACCGTCAAGAATATTTAATTCTGCAGCGGTAGAAGTAATTCCAGCTAATGTATTAATTTCAGCTGAAGTTGCAGTAACTCCAGCAAGCTTATTTAACTCTGCTGTGGTAGCTGTAACACCATCAAGAATGTTTAATTCTGTTGCAGATGAAGTCAAAGATGCAAGAACATTTATTTGTGCTGCTGTTGCTGTTACTCCATCAAGAATGTTTAGCTCTGCTGTAGATGAAGTGATTCCATCAAGTACGTTTAACTCTGTAGCAGTTGCTGATAAAATAACGTCTTCGTTAATTTTTGGAGATGTTAAAGTTTTATTAGTTAATGTTTCTGATCCAGCAAGTGAAGCAACATCGGCATCAGATACTGCTGTATTTAATTGAGCAAGAGTAGTGTTTAAAGTGTTTGAAGTTAAATTAATTGTCTTATTAGATAGTGTTTGAGTAGCATCAAGTAAGGCAACTGTTCCAGTAGCATTTGGAAATGTTATGTCTCTGTCTGCTGTTGGATCTACAACCTTAAGACTTGTCTCAAATCCATCTGCTGTAGCACCTTCAAATTTAATTTCATTTTGTACTTCAAGTACTGTACTGTTAATGATAGTTGTAGTTCCTGATACAGTTAAGTCTCCTGATACTGTTACATTTCCGCTGCTGTCGGCAAGAACTACTGTTCCTGCAGCATCTGGAAGTGTGATAATACGATCAGCTGTTGGATCAGTTACCGAAACCGTAGTTTCAAAATTATTTGCAGTTGCACCTTCAAATGTAATGCTTGAACCAAATGATGGATTTGCTGTTGAATTAGCATCAATAAAGTAGTCAAGGTTTAGCCAGTGATTTGTACCATCACCAATTTTAAATTTGTTTGTATCGGTTTCGTACCCGATTTCTCCTGCGTTTAGGATAGGACCGTTGCCACTGTTAGTAGAGATCCACTGTGCTGCAGTACCCCTACGCTGTTGCATTCTTGTTGCCATATTTTTGTCCTCCCAGACCTTTATCTATTATATCAGATAATTAACTAAAATTATCTAATGGACTTCCGCCGTCGTAACTGTTGTTCCAATAATCTGAATCATAAAATCCAGCAATTTCTGTAGATGTAAAGATTGAATCATAAAACCCTGCATCTTGGAATATAGAAACAATTAGTCCAGTTCCATCAATTGCTGTATCGTGAATGTGTTGTCTAAGATCAGCGGTATCTGAAAATGTAGCAATCATAATCCATTCAGCAGCATCAGTAGAATAAATAGATAGATGTTGTGATACTGTATCAAACCATAGCTGTCCATCTACTGGAGAAACTGGGGCAGATGATTCAGTAGGAACAATTGGAGTTGCCGATCCTAGTAAGTTATCTACATAAAGTTTTGTTACTGCATGTGTATTTTCAGTAGGAGTGGCAACTGTTACAGTTCCCCCAAAAGTACCGCCTTGGGTTACATCTAACCCGTGCTTTACCTTAAAGTCTTTGTTTACAGTTGCCACTTCTAGCCTCTTTTCTTAATTATGCTTCGATGTAGGTCTTGCTTACCTTAACAACAGTATCAGCTGCTGCTCCAGTAACTTGAAGAAGAACATTTCCACCGTCATAAACGGCATTTGTTGTTCCTAATTGAGCATTGCTGATTACATCAGCGTACTCTGTTACATAAACGTTATTTGCTCCATCTACCGCTACAAGCATTTCAATTACTTCAATATCAGTACCCTTTTTCATTTGTACGATATATTTAGCAGCTGTATATGTTGTTGCTGAGAATGTATCAATAGTTGTTGCCGAAGTTCCAGCAGTTGCTGTTGCAGATCCTACAAGGGCATCTGGTAGAGCAATGCTTGTTGCTGCTGCTGCACCAAGAGTTGGTGTAACAAAAGTTGGGCTAGTAGTAAATGCTACTGTTCCAGAACCTGCTTCATCAGTTAACGCTGCAGCAAGGTTTGCAGAAGATGGTGTAGCAAGGAATGTGGCTACGCCAGTTCCAAGACCAGAAACATCATTTGCAATTCGTACTGTAAGTGTATTGCTTGCACCATCAATTGTCTTATTTGTAAGAGTTTGTGTTGCAGCTGTTACTAATGTACCGTTTAGGTAGTAATCCTTACCAGAAGCAAGGTTAAGATGTTCAGATGAGGTCCATGCATCAGTTGCATCTACCCATGAGAAAGTCTTGTCTGTGGCACCCTTAAGAGTAAGACCACCACCGTCAGCACCTGCATCTGTTGGTGTTGCTACTGAGCCAAGTGTAAGGTTCTTATCATCAATTGTGATTTCTGTTGAGTTAATTGTAGTTGTTGTACCATTAACTGTTAGGTCCCCTGAAAGAACCAAAGATGTACCAGTTGCTGCACCAATGTTTGGTGTTACAAGTGTTGGGGTATTAGCAAAAACAAGTGCTCCAGTACCAGTTTCATCAGAGATGATTCCAGCAAGTTCTGAAGATGATGTTGATGCAAGTACGTTTAATTTATCTGTTGTTACAACAAGTGTCTTTGTGTTTGGAATGCTTGTACCATTAATAGAGTCAGCAGTAGCCACGCCAAGTGCTGGTGTTGTAAGTGTTGGACTTGTAAGAGTCTTATTTGTAAGAGTCTGAGTGTTTGTTGTTCCAACTACTGCGCCAGTAGCACCGTGTGCTTCTGTTGCTCCTGTGTGAGTTGTAAGGTCTGAAGAAGCAGCCTTAGTTCCAAGTTGAGTTTGAATTGATGATGTTACGCCATCTACATAGTTAAGCTCTGTAGTTGAAAGTGTTGCACCATCAAGAATGTTAAGTTCTGTAGAAGTTGCTGACATAACAACATCTTCATTTACCTTTGGTGATGTTAGTGTCTTGTTGGTAAGTGTTTGTGTATTAGTTGTTCCAACTACCGCACCAGTTGCACCGTGTGCTTCTGTAAGGTTTGCGTGTGTTGTAACATCTGAAGTAAGCGCTACTGTACCAGTTGCATCTGGGAATGTAATCGTACGGTCTGCTGTTGGATCAGTTACTGCAACAGTTGTTTCATAATCATCTGCTGTAGAACCTTCAAATGAAATTGAAGAAGCAAAGACACCAACTGCTGCTGGGGCTGCCCACTCAACACCATATGTTGCACCTGATGCTGCTGTAAGTACTTGACCATTTGTGCCAACACCTAAACGAGCTACTGCATCATCTGCACTACCTACAATTAAATCACCCTTAGCATCAACGACACCTGCTGTGATAATGTTTTTTCCATTAACGGTCGCTGTTGATCCCTCAACAACCAGTCCCGCCTTTACTCTAAAGTCTTTTGTTACTGTTGCCATTTTATCTCCTTAATTAGGCCTTTAACCCAATACGCAAGTAGCGTAAGGTTATCGGGGTTTGTCCACCCACAGGTACTACAGAAAGTGAAACTGTATCGCCTGCTCTAGATACGGAGATGGTGCCAATATTCCCATCATTATCTACTGT